TGCACTTCACTTATGTTCAGTTCTTTACCAAACTTCAAGTTGGCTCAGCTCAGTAGCTCCTAGGTAATATAGTGAATCGATAGCTGGTGAGCCAGCATCGTTTCACGGACCTAGGAGCTAAAGCCAAGCACTTCAGTTTTTGCCATGGACTTCACAGGCAAATACAGAGCCTGGTGTTTCACTCTCAACAACTACACTCCGCATCAAGAAGAACACATCCAAACCGTGATCAAGAACCTCGCCAGATACATCGTCTACGGTCGTGAGGTTGGAGACAATGGGACACCACATCTCCAAGGATATGTCTACTTCCACAACCAACGCCAGCACAAAGCAGTCACAAGGCTGCTTCCAGGCGCTTGGGTTACACCGAGTCGTGGAAATGCTGAGAAGAACCGTGTCTACTGCACAAAACAAGCCAACGGCGGATTTGAATTCGGAGAACCTCCAATGGATGCAGAAGTGGCACGACGAAAGGGTGGCGCAGGGAATGCTGCCCGATTCGCCAAGGCGATCGAGGACGCCGAAAAGGGAGACTTCGTCACCATCAAGCGAGATGACCCTCAGCTTTTCCTCCTACACGGAGTTCGGCTTGAGTCCCTCTACACCCCCAAAGCTGTGCCGCTCGATGGCGAGCTTATGCACGAATGGTGGGTCGGTCCTTCCGGAACAGGGAAATCTCGGCTGCTTTGGGAGTTGTATCCGAATCACTTCGCCAAGCAACGAAACAAGTGGTGGGATGGCTACAAACGTGAAGAGATTGTGGCCATCGAGGAGTGGACGCCCAAGAATGATATCACGGCGAGTGCGTTGAAAGACTGGGCTGACAGATATCCCTTCAACGGAGAAGTGAAGGGAGGCTGTATGCATAAGTTGCGCCCGAAGAAGATCATCGTGCTAAGCAACTACACCCCCCAACAGTGTTTCTTGGCCCAAGAAGACCTCGGGCCTATGCTGCGAAAGTTCACGGTTATCAACTTCCCGCACCAAGAACAGCACGCGAGGTTCAGAGCACAGGCGTTCTTCGAGCCGACCCCTTTGGATACCCCAAGTGTTGCCGAAGAAACGGACGAGCTTGAAGACCTCGACCTGCCGGATTTGAGTTTGGAGGGAGATTTTTTCCTTGAGGATTAACTTGGGCTTGCTCGACGCAAGCTCCGCTTTTATATACAGTGTGTGATTTAATGTAGTAGTTTGACATTGTGTTCTGGGCCGGACTGGCGTCCGGCTAGGCGACCCGCGCCACGCGCCCGCTCCGCTTCGCTCCGCTAGAGCGCTCCCGGCTCGGCGCCCTCCGCTTCGCTCCGGGGCCGAAACTAATCCAACGTCATAGGACGGGGACATATGTTCGGCGGCGGCCGCTTTTGCGTGCTCCGCTTCGCTCCGCGACGCAAAGAGCCGTGACCGCCACGTCGGTTAGGGTTCGGGTTGAACTATACGTTGAAGTATACGTTATACGTTGTGTGGTACACATACGTATATATACAAACTCCTATATAGTACCGATTTGACTTGCGTCCACTATAGGTATAGTGTACACCATATACACTCGTACCCCCCTATATACTAGGGGACGGAGTGGACGGAAAGTGTACGGGGTACGGACGTGGTGCGTAACCTTCCTCACTTTCCAATCCTCCGCGTACCCCACAAGTGTAACCACCAAGATGCCTTCCGTCCGCAACGTCACCGATGCTCCGTCGCCCGACTCCAGCAACGTGGTGCTCTTCGAGATGATGATGTCGTACAAGCAAGAAGCCGAGCATCTCGCGAAGCGACTCGAGGATATGGAGAGAGCCAAGGACTTGGCGATCGAATACGGACGCGAACAGCAACTTCGTGCCATTCAACTAGAAGACGAACTCGACGACAGCATCCACGAGATCCGTGCGTACGAGGTCGCGAACCGCCGCGGGGCAGAGATCATCATGCGCAAGCACGAGGCCGGCATGCGAATGCTCGACACCTTCGACACGCTCATGGGAGCCATCTCTGTGGCTCACTTAGGTGATCACATGAGAGGCGTGAACAACGAGGACGTGCAGTTCGTGAAGCAGTGTGCGGAGGATGCGAGAACCATGATGGACATCGCGGTCGGGCAGTTCATGACGGGTTGGCACGCACCGGGTCGAGACATCGACATGCAGGCCGATGAAGTCATCGACCTCTCGGGCGAGACAACCGAAGAGGACGAGGAGATGGAGGTCTAAGAAGATGCGATTAGAACTCTATACAAATACATGTAAGAAAGGTTTTTTACTACGCTAAGCTACGCTCGCTTCGTTTATTTATATTTAGATATACATGTAGGATCTTCCACAGGTGCGGTGCTGCGCACCGTCCCTGTTCCAGGAAATCCAAAGGGGTCTAAAGCTCGTCCCATTCCATATCGTCAGGTTCAAGAAGACCTGGAATAGGCTTACCGGCGGCTTCAATCGCCACCTCAGCCCATTGAGCTCGTTCACGTTTGCGCTGAACGGCAGCGCTACGTAGAAACTTCTGAATACGTCCAGCCAAAACCTTGACATTTTCAGGCTGAGTTACAGGCTTGTAACCCCCCTTCTTGTCACGCACAGGCTTAGGCATAGAACGGGGCGGCGCAACAGCTCTAGGTGGTTCCTCTATCGAGTCAAAGCAAGACGACCAGGGTTAGAATTAACACCTGAAATGCCAGCCATGCCAGCCAATGACGCTAACGCGACGTTGGTGGCATAGTTGACTGCCATATTTCCAGCACGCTGCATCAATGGCACAGCAACATTATCGTAAACTTGCGCACCTGCTGTTTTAGCTCCGTCTGCAAGAGCAGCCAGGCTCTTATTGATATAAGATTCTTGACCAGCTTCAGTATGGGCGAAATCGCCAGATGCGGCCATCTGGCTAACTGCGCTCATTGTACCAGGACTGTTGGGAGCAGCCTGGGTACCGAGAATGAATGCGTCCTTACGAGGAATGCATTCAGTAAGCAAAAGATGTTCAAAGGATAGAACATTTTGACCTGTGGGCGCGCCTTCAACCATAACAATAATATTAGCCCAGCTACCACCGAAGTTAAACGTTGTGTTAACAAGGGTGTTAGACGCTTCGCTAATATAGTTGTTGTAAGCACGAGGGTCGTCGTAACGAAAACCAGTTTCGTCAATCCATTTGTTAATAGCAGTAACTGGACTTTGCGTCAAAGAAGCGACAGTAAATCGCTTATAATGAGCAAGACCAGTCATTTCATTAACAGTTGTCGGAAACTCAGGAAGAGCAGTTCCGCCAGTCGTGTGAGCACGACGAGATTCAACGTCCAGACCAATATGAACAAATCCAGTTGCAGCCGTTGGCGCAAGAGGACTTGAAATGCGAATAGCATGGGCAACAGGACGAATACCTTCAATGCTAAGCACAACATTGTTGAAATTGCGACGACTAACCCAAGCTTGATTCCATGAAAGTGTTGTTCCTGGAGTAGCAAGATTGGTGGCATTTACATAGCTAGGCGCAAACGCCATACCACATAAATGACCAGCCGTTACAATTGGGTTGATACCAATCTGATCGGTATCTGCATTAGCAATACTAGGGATAGTATTAGAATCCGGAACCTTAGCGCCAAGGCACAAAGGCTCAAACGGATCGATTTGCGCAAGCGCAAACTTAGCACTAGGCGTTAGTTCCGCTGGACAAACGCATGGTGCCTTACGCGTACGCGATCGCGTGTACGTACGACGCGCGGGTGCACGACGGCGTACACTACGACGGACGCGGCGAGGACGGCGAATGTTACGCTTGGAACGGACATACGCCATACTGAACTTTTCTGAACACTTCGGTACTTCAAAGAAAAAAAGAGAGTGAGAGCTGGCCACTTCTAGTTTGCACTTCACTTATGTTCAGTTCTTTACCAAACTTCAAGTTGGCTCAGCTCAGTAGCTCCTAGGTAATAATGTGGAGCTTGGCTAGTGAGCCAATTCCACGGACCTAGGAGCTACCACCCTCCCAGTTTGCTTTTTGCAATGTCATACACAAGCAAATATCGCGGGTGGTGCTTCACTCTCAACAACTACAACCAAGTCGACGAGGATCATATCCAGTCAACTATCAAGCAACAAGCTCGATACATCGTCTACGGTCGAGAAATCGGACCAGACAATGGGGTGCCTCATCTCCAAGGATACGTCTACTTTGAGAACCAGAGACAACGAAAGGCAGTCGCAAGGCTCTTGCCTAGAGCGTATCTTACACCGGCTAACGGAACGGCGCAAGAATCGCGTGACTACTGTACAAAGGACGGGGACTTCTTCGAGTACGGAGATATCCCAATGGAGAGAAGCATGGCTCAACGCAAGGGTGGAGCAGGGAATGCGGCCAGATTCGCCAAGGCGATCGAGGCAGCACGCAACAACGATCTGGAGTCCGTTGAGCGAGATGACCCTCAGCTCTTCCTCCTACACGGAGTTCGGCTTGAGTCCCTCTACACCCCCAACACTGTGCCGCTCGATGGCGAGCTATTGCACGAATGGTGGGTCGGCCCTTCCGGAGCGGGGAAGTCTCGGCTGCTTTGGGAATTGTATCCGAATCACTTCGCCAAGAGCCTCAACAAGTGGTGGGACCGCTACCGTTATCAAGACGTTGTGGCCATCGAGGAGTGGTCGCCCAAAAACGACTGTACGACGCAGAACCTGAAGGTCTGGGCTGAC